CTAAAGATGCCGAGTCCATAGTAAGGCCTGTTCCTGCCATCCCGCCAAAATTACCACCAATGCCAGGAATTTTGCTGTCATTAATTCTGCCTATATTATTTCCTTTCGCAATATGCATCTAAATTCTCCTTTCTGTTACAGTTACTTCAATAACGCCACTAGAATCTGTAGTGCCTGTTGTGAATCTAGCATTTGTGAGTTGCACCGTATTTGTGCCATCCGCTACAGCTTCAATGTCGCCAATTTGTGCATCAAGCAAGGTTGCATTAGTAGCAATCCTTACAAAAACTGCTCCACCAGCGGTTGGTGTCCCTTGTCCTTTAAACGGCACTGCAATACTGCCTCTTACCAAAATGTCTGTCAATTCCTCGTCATGATAAGACCCAACAGTTTCAAACATATCTGTTTGTTGCTTAACAATGCGAACAGCGATGCCCAAAAAATTAGCACTTGTGCCTGTGGCATCAAATGCTGAAACGGTGTTGTCTGTATTTAAAATAACTGGAGTGCCAAAAAGTATATTCCCTTTCGATACTCGATTAACAACAACTATGTCACTACTGCGAGTTATACTTCCTGCAATTCCAAGTTGCAGCCTTTTCCCAATTACTTGTCCTGGCATATTGGTTCCTCCTTATTTTTTGCCTAAACGGCTTTCTTCGATTTCTTTTTGAATTTCATAAAAGTCTGGCATTTTTGATTTGCCTTTCTTACTGTCCTCAATTTGTGTCTTTGCGTTTTGTTGCTGTAAGTTCATAATACCTTTATATCCACCAGCATTATTGTTTTTCTTCGCAGATATTCCGTAACTGGCTCTTATCAAATTGGCCATAGAATCCGCCATTGTTTTGCGTTCTTTAGGGTCTTTAATGCTCGCAATAATAGGTTTCATTTTGCGAATTTCCTTAAGTGCCTCATCTTTAATTTTTTTATTGAGCGGATTTTTCGGCTTGCCATAATTAGGCATTACAGGCCCTTCTTGGTCTTCTACTACAGATTCAATAACTTCAAATTCTTCTTCGTCCTCTATTTCATTGATAAGCTCTGGGTCTACAACGACATCTTCCTCGTCTGAGGTGTCAGATGTTAGCTCTTCTTCAAGTTTTTCGAGAGGATCTTTGTCTTTTTTATAAGCCACATCAATAGCTTCTACTTTTTCGATAACGCCATCAAGTTTTTTGCCGTACTCTTCAAAATACTTCTTAATAATTTCCTCGACAGATACATCTTTTATTTCTGTTTGCTCATCTTTTTTAGAGGTACTGCAATTCTTATCCTCCATAATTTCTTCCTCCTTAACACTTTCTTCGACTGCCTCAATTAATTCTTCGACAGCCTCGCTTACATCTTCTGGCAGTGCATCTCTTGAAAAATGTTTCATTAGGTTAGCGAGTGCTCCCGGAACACCCCTTTTAGTTTTTTTGTTTTTCATATTAAACTTCCTTTCTATTTTTTGGGGACTGGTGTCCCTTATGGATACTTTTTCACCTGCTCGTCCGCTTTCAACTATGGCAATATGGTTGCCAGTGATATTTGTTTGATATATCTTTCCATCTCTCATTTCATAATGGGCACTATATCCACACGAAACTTCTCGCTTGCCGTTTTCTATCTCAACTATTAAAAGTGCATCAGTTATAAAGAGGTCTGCAATCATATAATCGCCACCTTGCCTTATATTTTGGGCATGACCCTTTGCCACACTTGATGCGTTGTATGGTGTAACCTCATCCATTGGATGTTCGTTTGTAGTGGGCTTGCCTTCAAAGCTTGCTAAAGCAGCTTCTGAGAACACATCCGCAGCATCACGATAAACCGTGATAATCTGATTTGGATCTTCATATTCGAGAGGTAGCTCACTTGCTAGATAATCCTGCTTGCCTATACGAGCAATAGGGACATTTCGGCATAATAAAAACCCCTCTGGGGTTTTAGATATGTTATCAGATATTTTACTTGCGTAATATAACAATTTTTCACCTCTTTTCATGCAATTTTTATATTATCCCGTAAGTTGTAGTGCCATCTGGTTAAACTGCTTACGGGTTAATGTCTGTATAGCACCATTGATATAAACTTTGCATGGCCATTTAACAAAATCAAAGTCGATAATAGGCTCAGACCAGCAGCGGCAATTATAGATATTGCCTGCATGATACGCTCCATTATCACTCTCTATACCGATTAGCATTTCAGGATTTGGCGGCTCGTCAAAATTAACCAAAACGCCCTCCATGTGTCTATGAGATTTTCTAACCCTCATGCCATCTTGCACTGTTCGCCAAATATACCAGTTAATGCCTAGGCTTTTAGCCCTTGCTTCTGTTAGTGCAAATTGTGCTTTTGCAGTTTCTGTTCGAGCAATTCGCCGAGCTTCAAATTCAAGTAGATTATCAAATTTTTGTAAAATGCCTTTTTTGAGTTGCTCTGGACGCATACCAGAAATAACTGATTCTTTAGCCATAATAGATGCTTTTTGAGCTTCTAATCTATCAGGTATGGTTTTTATCAGATCCGAATTATTAATAATAATATCTTGAATAATGCCGCCCATCGGAGTATTTGCAAGTTCGTTATTAAGTGCATTTAAAATAACATCACCTTTACGTCTACTTGCTTCTCTTGCTAGCTTTCGCCACTGTATACCGCTCTCACGATACACTTGTCTTGCCATATTTGTAGACATTTTTTCTGCAAAGTCAATAAATTTTGGACTATTTTGAATAGCAAGTAACCGTCTTGAAATATCTTGCGTTGTTGTTGCTCCGTTTAGCTCTCTAATAATTAGCTTTCTTAGTTGCTGTAAAGCACGGTTATACTGTTGTTCAATTCTTGAAGATTGTCCCCATGCTGTAACTGGCATTCTGGCCATAAAATCACCACCTAAGCATTTTCAACAGCTAACACTAAAACAAATTGGAAGCTAAAACGTGTGCCAACTGCAATATTTGGAGCAGTTACAATTTCCATGCCCTGAGTTGCAGTAATTCTTATAGGCGAGTATGAAAAAGTTCCGATGTTGGCGTTGTAGCCGTAACTCATTTGGTCTACTTGCCCAACAAATCGCTCTAGTAATGGATATGTGGCAGGGTCTAAAATTTGAAATGATTGCCCCGATGTTCCTGTTGCATTTTGGTTGGCATAGCCCCAAAATGACACCATTGTTACATCTGCACTTAAATCCACAGATATAGCATTAACCTGTCCATCAAATGTTGCATTACTAAATGTTTGCTCAAATAGCTCTGTGGTTAAATTAGCGGGGTCGCCTTTTTCTCCTTGCGGACCTTGTGCTCCTGCTGCAACAAATTTTGTCCAAGCATTTGTATAATTAGGAGGGTATACACCTAAATTATTGTCCATGATAGAGATATAAGCATTGCCATCGGAACACATAACAAAATCATTTAGCATATATGTTGTATTCGCATCCCACGTACCCATTGCGTTAATATTAGCAATAGCATCTTGACCGGGTGGCCCTTGTGGTCCAGGCGGTCCGGGTATGGGAATTGCTCCACCAAGTGCAAGTTTCTTAGCATAAGCTTTTGCAGCTCCTAAAGTTATGGGTTCCATTATGAACTCAACTCCCATCCGTTATTTGTTAAACTATAGATATCAAAATCCTTCGTGTATGCAACGCTTCCCAAACAACATATTTTACAAGGCTCTTGTGGAAGATTTGCCAAATCATCAACGCTTTCAATAAAAATTTCCACATAATTTTGTCCACCAGTTACAGGTCTAGAATTTGTAATTTGATGTGTCATAATATCACTCCATTTCCGTAGGTATATCGTTTAAGTCAGGTTCGCCAAGCAGACCAAACCCATCTAAATCTCCATCGAATGTACCATCATCAGCTTTTTCAATATCTTCATCAGTGATCGACTGCCACATGCCCGTTAAATCAGTAGAATTTTTAAGCTCTTTAAGAGCTATTCTTTGACTTATAAGACCTGCTGTAAATGCTGCCGTAACCGCAGATCCGATTTGCCCAGCAAGTGTTTTGCGTTCATTTTCTGATGGTCGTCTGACATTGGCAAAATCATAATCAAAGTCATCTGGTACTGCTCCAAAGGCAGACATGCACATTATAGGTAGAAGTGTATCATAAACAGGTCGCAAGTCGCTTTCCTGCTTTTCTTCGATACTATCATAATAATTTTGCATATCACTTTCGCCTGTGGCGTTCATGCCTGCTGGGCTTCTGCCAAAGAGTTTTGTTGATGGAATTTCAGAAGCACCTGATATGTCCATCATAAACAACTCCATAACATCAGATAAGCCACTAAAACTATACTGCCTTGTTTCCAAGCTATCTTCTTCGCCTATAATTTGTATTCCATTATTGTTCATCATAGCGTTTAGCATAGTTAGTTCTTGCATTAACTGCTGCTGCATTTTAATTGGCATAAGAGCGATTTCTTCATATCCTT